TTAACTGAGGGTTTTTAAATGTAAACTTACCCTTAGCTAAGTCCTTAACAAAGTAGTTAGAGTTAAGAGGTTCAATAGATGGTGATACCTGCCCTAGAATAAACGAGCTAGATGTAGTAGGTGCTACTGCTAGTGTAGTTGTATTACGTCTACCGTAACCTTCTAGTATTGGTGCTTCTCCAAACATATCTGCCAGCTCAACCGATGCTTTGTCTGCTCTCTCACGTATCGTTGACCAGATAGTACCGTTAGCCATCTTTGCCTCCATAGACTCAAACGCTACCATGTTCTTCTGCAGATATGAATGCCATCCTAACACCCCAACTCCCAGTGCTCTATGATTAAGAGCAAAGCGTCTCGGTGCTTGCATGAACTGCATACCTTCTGTCTTATCAATAAACTCTGATATAACAGCATCTAAGAAGTATACAAGAGTTTCTACCGCGTCTGTATCTACCATTTTATCCCACTTAAGTAGGTTTAAACTCGAGAGACAGCAGACAAAGCTCTCCGCTGGGTTAGAAGGAAGCATTATCTCACTACAAAGGTTACTAGCATAAATCTTTTCACCTTTATCCTTATAAACATTAGGTGCTTGATTATTAACATTATCAGAAAAGAATACATACGGGTAGCCAGTTTCAAAACGCTTCTTAATAACCAGTCCCCAGATTGTTCTCTTCTCTTTATCACCGTCAAGCATGGACTTCATCCATTCATCACTGACAGTAACACCAATAGACATATCCTGAATGTCATTACCTTCTGATTTAATCTTAAGGAACTCTTCAATATCTGGATGATCAACTGGTAAGTAAGCAGCAAAGGAACCTCGACGAACGTTCCCTTGAGATACAACGTTCATAAGCTTATCATACAACTCCATAAAGTGTACAGCTCCAGTTGATTGACCACCAGTAGATATAGCAGTACCACGACCTCTTACGTCACCAAAGTAACCAGATGTTCCACCTCCTTGAGCAGTCATAATACCTACTTCAGCAGTCTTCTCTAGAATACCTGACATAGTATCAGGTACATATGAACCGAAGCAACTAATAGGAAGTCCACGCTCTCTACCAAAGTTACTCCATACCGGAGAGCTTAAAGAAAAGAAACCTTTACGCATATAGTCTTCAAACTTGTCTGCATAGCCATCAATCTTAAGGATTTTTTCAGCATGCTCAGCTATATCTCTAATACGCTGTTCAGGTGATTCTCCTTCTAGTAAGTACCCACGCTCTAGAAATTTACGCGAGTCTTTGTTAAGCCAATATATACGTTTGTTCATGTCAGTTTAAAATAATTCATCCTCAGAGAATGACTGGTTCTTCTTGGCATACTCAACTGGTTTACCATGGAAGAAGTCGGTCATAGAGTTACCAAGTAACTCCTCTTCGAACCATATTGTACTGGCTATTTTAGCTTTATCAATGTTAAATACAGGATTAAATCCAATCATTTCAAGTGAATCATTAATTCTACCTTTAACAAACTCTTTTAGTACATCAGCAGACAGACCTTCTTCGTCTACACCATTAACCATCCAGTCAATGATTTTAGCCTCGGCCTTGTATGCCTCCTCTGCTTCATGTGAAATACGCTCAATTAACTCATCGTCTATCAATTCAGGATACTCTGCACGAATGGTATTAATAAGACGAGCCCCCACCATAGCGTGTATATTCTCCTCGTTACGAGTATATTTTACCTGCTGGTCAGTATCCTTGAGAACGTTCTTAAACCTTGCAAACCAGTTAATAACATAGAACTGAGAAAACAGCGAAACATTCTCAACAAATAAAGTAAACAAAATAAGAGCATATAGATACTGCTTCTTACTATCCTTGTAGAATCGATGTGTATACTTCTTAAGATACTTAACACGACCCTGTATAAAGTCTAACTTAAGGTTCTCTTCAAATATATCTTCCATGTCAAGCACAGAAAGCAATCTCTCATATGCGTTGTTATGAATAACCTCAGTGTTAGCCATAACATATCCAAGATCCTGAAGAGATGGATGCGGCAAGTTATCGCCTAGTTTAGCCCAGAAAGTCTTAACTGCTACCTCAATCTGACCAATAGCAGATAGACAACGAATTACGATTTCTCTCTCTTGGTCGTTTAATACAACCTTAAACTGCTGTACATCCGACTTAAATGTAAACTCCTTATCAGTCCAGAATCCATTGTGCATAGACTCAATGAACTGCTCTGTCCATGGGTATTGGTTAGGTTTCCTTGAAACCTGCTCATCAAATATCATTTTATTAAATCTCTATTGAAAGTTAACTACAGACTGGTTATTAATAATACTGAAATTTCTCTGATTATGAGATAACTGCATGCTGTCTGTTAATGATGTATAGTCCATGTTCTTATTTTAATTATAGTGTATGAAGCAGCCAACTCCAGCTACTCTCTTCAGAAAGTATTTAGTACAACCTCACTCAATAACAGACTATTTTCTCACCTTTTACACAAAATTATGCCTCAGCTACTTTAATAAGAGCACCGGCAAACTTCTTACCAGAGCCATCAGCAGGGAATGGTGCTGTAGTATGTAATTTTACCACCTCTACAACATCCCACTCTTTACCTCCAAGCTCTAATGTATTGCCTGCTCTCTCAGCATTCTCTGCTGCTAGCATTGTATGATCAGGTGTACGTTTTAATGTGTAGGTACCGTCTACATTTACAATAGCTAATGTGAACCTCCTCATTAATGACTTACCGTTTGGCAGATCATCACCTTCAAGCGCGTCTTCTAGTTCTTGTTCAGATATGGTAATCTCTGGAAACTTAACACGCTCTTGAGCTCTCTTAATAGCTTCTGGGTCATATGGTAGTTCACGCTCTTCATCACTGTGACGAAGTCCACATTCTTCACTAAAAAATTGTTTAAAAGATCTCTTTGACATATTAGTATTTATTACTTTTTGCTATAAATATACTAGAATGACTGAACAATTTGACGAAGGTGTAAAAGAGATAGTGTTGTCACTATTAGCTTTAGGCGCAGGTGCTTATGAGGCAGATTATATTAAGAGTTTAATTGATAGTAAGAATGAGCCTATCGAGCAAAAGATACAGGCTATTAAGATAGCTGATAGGCAAATATCTGATATGTCATTCGATGCAGCTGCAGAAGAGGTCCTAAAGGATTTAGAGCAGGAAGCTGAACCAACAGAACCTGTGCTTGTTAAGCCAAAAGTTAAATATGATCTCGCTTCAGAAGAAGATGCATGGAATGAGATGTTAGATGGTGTTAAGCACTTTGAGGGGTTCAGATCGAAGAAGTATATCTGTTCAGGTGGAAAAGAGACTATTGGTTACGGTCATACAGGCCCTGCTGTTAATAAAGGTGATATAACCGAAGAAGAAGCCAGTAGTCTTCTTGCAAGAGAATTAAGGGAGACGCAAGGGGTAGTACAGTCTATTGTCAAGGTACCACTTAATAGTAATCAGTTAGCAGCGTTAACGTGCTTTACATACAACTGTGGTAGAGGAGCTCTCAGCCAGCTAGTTGGTAAGCCAGGTAGGCTAAATGATGGTAACTACGATAGTGTGAATGAAATACTACCTAAATATAGAATGGCTGGTGGCAAAATAAGAAAGGGTCTAGTTAGAAGGAGGGCGTTTGAGCTGGATCTATGGAATAATGAGTCCTAACAAATCATCCTAGGATGATTTGTAGTCGTAATTAAAGTTATCTATTACCCATTTTTCTCTCTCAGCAACCATATCTATTAATTCTTGGTTATAATATTCAGTGTATGGTTTTTTGTATGAACTTTTATTAGAGTGTTTTAAATTTGGGATTGGTGTCATACCAACCTTATTACAAAATACAGCAAAATCCTTATTAAGGTTCTCGAGTCGGCCTACCATATCAACTGATAGGGTGTTGTTTTTAAATAAATAATAATCCTGTGAAGGGTTCTTTTTTATTATTAAGCCTAAGTTAAATTTACCCCTTGTTTTAAAAGCAGATAAATCAAGACAATTATCAACCGTCTCCATCCACCTTAAAAACGAAGTATACCTTACCCATGGATTTCTTACTACAGCGAATTTAAAGTACTTATCAAAGTCCCAGGCATTTTTTAAAAACCCTATCTCTACATCTGCAATACTAGCGTGTTGATAAAAATTACCAGGATTTGGTTCGCCTAAAACATCAACAATACCCAAAGGGCGTAGTGTTTGTATAAAGGTTGTTGTACCAGCCTTTGGTATGTCTATTTTAATGAACTTATGTTTATGAGATATTAACATCTTTTAAACAATAATGATTTGTAGTTCTTTGGTTCTCCAAGATAGCGGGGTTTTGTAATGGTGACCCTTTCTAGTTTGAATCCTATGTCAGACAATATAGCTTCTATATCTTTCTGAGAGAGCATCCACCATGTATGACCATGCGTGTTGCTGTAAAAACTAGAGCGCGCTTGAAACGGGTTAATTAAAATCGCGTGATGTTTTACTTTATAAAGAATATTCATCAAAGTTAATATTGGATCTCTGACATGAGACAACATTGTGCCAAAAACTGCCACATCAAATTCACCTAATTCATCTGGCAGTGGGTCATATATGTTAGCTCTGAAGATTTTGTTATTGGAGTCGAGTTTTTCGTGCAAATAATCATAACTATTGAACATTCCATTAGTTCTTTCTGCTCTTGGTTTTTTATAGCCCCGTTTTATCAAGTGATCCCAATAGCTTCCATCTGGCATATCAAAAGAAACAACATCAGCACCCTGATTCTCCATCTCAAACGACAAATAACCAGAAGCAGCACCAACATCAATAACACGCTTACCTCTAAAGTCTAAATTGCTTAAATAATCATCAATACAGTCAGTCAAATCCCAATCACCATCAATGATTTCATCTCCCACCTTTACCGTGTGATAAAATTTACAGTCTTCTTTTTTTATATTTTTTATAGGCTTAATGTACATAATTATTATAAATTTTTCTATCCCATTGTGATTTGAACTGCCATGCTTCGCGAGTCTCTTTTTTAAGTTGATGCAGTCGAATATTTTCTTTTTTTTCTGTTTTATTTTTAAAAATTATATTTTTTTTATTTTTTCTACCCGACCTCGCATACTCTTGACGAGCTTGTCTAGTTTCTTCTTGTGTCCCGTAAGCAAATATATTAAGATTTTTTATATCGATGTCATGACACTCCAACATAATTTTCCTCAACCTAACATCTACTTTACTTATATCAAACACTCTCATTTTATCCAGGCTTGAACAAGCTTTATCAAAATTTTTCTGTGTAATAGGTATTATTCTCTCTAAACCCGTCAGTCTACGTATTAGCCATGAATCCTCAATTTGTGTAGAGTTAATATAATCTTCAAATGTTAAATTAGCAAAAGCGTTGTGATATAATTCATGGCTTGAGTTTTCAGATTGTGTGTAGTTAAACATAGATAATGCACGTTGGTATGGGTCACGTAAACAAATAAATTCTTGAAACTCTTGCCCGCGTTTTAAAAAATGCCTTAAATCTTGGTTAATACTATAAAAACCATAATCCGCGACTCTTACCATAAAAATCTTTAATTGCTGTAGCTTGAAATGGTCAAAATCAACAGAATAACAAACATTATTTATTTTATTATAAGCATTATTAAAAGTTACCTCACCATAGCATAATAATCTATATGCAATATGACCATCTTTAGTTATATCGATATGATAGCATGGTTCACCATCAGCCGCTTCGCGAAGTGCAGCAAAACATACATTGTTTATATACGTACCGGCACACTTTGGAATATGGTAGAATATCGGTATCTTTTTCATGTCTCTAATCTGGCCATTCTTCTTGCATATGTGGTTTAGCCTTAACTAGTAAAAACTTATACAGGTCTCTTAACTCTTTGTTTCTACTAAAGGTAATATGGTCTATATCTATTCCATTTAAGTCACAACCATGCTTTCTAGCAGACGACACGACATCCTCCAACCATAAATATATTTCTGGATTAAAAACTAAACAATCCATTAATTTTTCTTTATCTAGTACACGATCATGGCTATGTTCCTGTAGAAAGGGGTACGAATCCCACTCTCTAGATAAATCAGCTGTATCTATCCAGTCGTAAACTTCGCGATGGTAGATCCAACAATATGCACCGAAAAAATTATACTCAGTAAAATTGTCTACGTTTTTTAAGTATTCTAGAATAGTAACACCATGATTACTAATGAACCACTTACGCATTTCCTCAAATAACCATTTAGGG